GCAGTAGCTCCGGGCTGCCACCCTCGAAGGCCCTGGTGGCCGCGCCGAGCTTGCCGAAGTCCTGGGCCAGGTCTCGGATCTCGACCGCGCCGAGAGCACCCTGCTGCGCCAGCGTGCGCATGAGGGCGTTCAGCTCCTTCACGCGCTCGACCGGGTCGTCGATCTGGTCCTTGAGGACGTTGAACGCCGAGCCAGCCGTGGCCCCGAGGTCGCCCAGGTCCGAGCCGGTCGCCAGGGCGAGTTGCCCCAGGCTGCCGATCAGCTGCCGCGCCGTGTCGAGGTCGCCCGTCTTGGTGACGAACTCCTCCATGCCGGCCAGCGCCTCGCCGCCGGTGAAGCCTTTGACCCCTTGGGCCTCGGTCAGAAGGGTGTTCTTCAGCCCGGGGTCGCCCGCCTGGTTCGCTAGGCGGCTCGCTGACGCCCTTTCGTCCATCTGGGTCCGGATGGCGCCAGCCGCGGCGAAACCGCCTGCCAGGCCTATTGCCGAGCCAGCAAGCGCGCCAATCGTCCCGACCGTGCCAGCCATGGAGCGGCCAGCAGTGCCGAAGGTGCCTCGGGCGAACCTTTCCCGGTCGCGGAGCGCTACCCGGGCCTGGCGCTCGATGCCGCGCTGGCCGCGCTGGTGATTGGCGAACAGGCCCCGAGAACGCTGCCGGTCCAGGGACTCGGCCGCCCGCTTCTGCTCGTTGATCCGCTTGAGCTCGGCCCGGTGGGCCGCCGCGCTCTCGCGCTCCTTGGCCCGGATCGCCGCCTTCTGCGCGGCGACCTGCTGACGTAGCGCGCGGTCCTGCTCACGCTGAAGGGCCGCCGTCTCGCGGCGAGCATCGGCCGCAGCTCCGCCCGGACGCACGGCACGCGCCGAGCCCGTCATGCGGGTCACGCGAGCGTTGTGCTGGGTGATGCGGCGCTCGATGTTGCCGAGGGCAGCCGCCACGCTGCGCTCTCCGACAACACCTATTTCGTAACGGAGCAGCACCTATTCAGGTTCCTTCACGTAGCCGTTGCGCAACAGCCACCGCGTCATCCACTTCGAGCACTTCGTCCGGGTTCAGGATCGGATCCTCGACGTCATCCGATTCGTCCGAACCATCCAGATCGGAGCCGGCAGCAGGCTTCCCAAATGAGGACGTGTCCACCAAGAAGGGCTCCAGGGCGGACGCCAAAGTAGGCGGCAAGTCGCTCCACTGGGATGCCAGGACGTCGGACAGAGAACAGAGACGTTCCACCGACGATGAGCTGAACGTCAGCAAGTGAGGCAATGGCATCGACAATAAAGGGAACCCCGCGGCGCCCTCCATGCAGCGCTTGATCCAGAGGTCCTGCTCGGCCTTCGACATGCCGCCGCCCTCGTAGGGGCCGAACTTCTCTTGCGTCAGCTGGTAGGCGCGGAAGAGGACGGCGATCTCGTGCGCCGAGAGGCTGTTGACGTGGTCGCTGTCGCGCCACATGCGCCAGTAGCGGGGCCCGCCCTCGTCGCCTTCGCTACCGTCGATCGGCTTCACGTGGAAGCAACAGGCGGCGATGATTTCGCGTGCCGCGGCGTCGGCGACCATCTTCTCGACGCTCGGATCCTTCATGTCCTCGGCGCTGAGGTTGTATTTCTGCTTGAACTTCTGCCGCCCTTCCATGCCCGCGCGCTCGTGCTCGAGCCCAGGCAGGACCATGATGCGGACCTTGGGCGGGCGATCCTTCGGGCGGACGGCGGCCTTCGTCGGCCAGTCGATGACGGCGCTCGGGCGCGCGGCGGTGAGAGCGAGGAAGTGCTCCTCGGGGGAGATGTCTTCGGGAGGGGCAGGCATTAGACCGGCTCTCCGCAGAACGTCGCCGAGCCCTGATGGCTGATGTCGACGCCCTTCTCGGCGTTAGCGACCACCAGTCTTCCGGTGAATGTGCAGGGCGGGCAGGAACCAAACTGGACCACAAGCTCGACCTTGTCTCGGCGTGCGCATGCCGCGCAGTGGTCGAATTCGTTCGCTTGGGCGTCGATCCACGCGAACTCGGCAGTGACGTCGAACGGGCCAGCGGCCAGCCTGAATCGCGACAGGTACTTGCTGAAGTCGTGGCCGTTGAGCCAGACCTTCACGGAACGAACTTCGCTGATCGTGGCCATGGCGGCCTCCAAAGGCAAAAGGCCCTACGCGGACCCGAGCACACGTTGAGAGGACGCGCGTTCGGACCGGTAGGGCCCTTGCGGATTTGGATTGTGCCCTGGTGCGCAGCCGGCCTCTCATCGGCTGCGCGGGCGTGGCGCCTAGTGGCGCGTGTGGTTCAGGTTAGAGTGCGTCGGGCGCCTTCAATTCGCCGGTCCAGCTCGCGGTCGCCTCGGATGGGCTGCCCACGCTCTGCGACGACGACGCGCGCTCGATCTTGCCCTTGCCGACGTAGCTTTCCGCGCCCTCGAAGACCTGAACCTCGACGTATTCGCGGTTGGCGGCCATCCGATGAATGGGCACCTCGTGGCCGTCGATCATGATCGGATAGGAAAACTCGAGCGTGACCTGGCCCGTGCCGTTGTTGAAGCCGGCCAGGCCTTCGAGCGTTTCGATCCGCACCACACCCGCTTCGGTCGTGCGCGTGATCGAGGAGAGCCGCGTCACGGCCGCGCCGTTGACGAACAGCTTGATGAACGCACCGTCTTGCTGTGCCATCTGCTTAACCCTCCGAGCTTTCCGCCACGAGCAGCGTTCGCTGGAGTGCGTGGTCGATCGAGAAGTAGTTCAGCGAGGTCTCGACGCGCCCGCCGCTCTTGCGGCACTGGACGCTGTCGAGCATTTCCTGGAGCCGCTGGATGTGTGCGCGGTCGTAGTGCTCGCGGATGTGCGCCTTGACGTCGCCCTTGTAGATCGAGGGCCGAATCACGCCGGGGCGGTTGGTCTTGTTCGGGTTCGGCTTGCCCGCCATGGGGCCCGAGCCGGTCGGTAGGATCTCGTCGTCCTCGAGCTTCTTGTTGGCGTAGTTGAGGCGCCAGCGAGCGTCGCTCTCGTCAACGAACAGGTCAGCGCCCGAGACGCGGTGGCATTCGGTCGCCCGGAAGTCGTCCTGAGTCGCCGCCGCGTTCTTGCTGCGGGTGTTCAGGTTCATCACCAGCACGGGGCCGGCGTCGGTCGAGGCGATCGGCGCGATGCCGTCGTTGATCGCGTCGTTGATCTCGGTGTCGCTCGGCCAGTCGGAGTTGAGGAACGAGCTGGCGAGACCGTCCAGCCGCCAGTCGAACAGGCCGAAGGTCGCGTCCAGGGACTCGTACTTGTGCCGTTCGGCAGCCACGCGGCCCGCGATCTCGGCGCAGTCGTTGTCCGGATTCTCCAGCCAGTTGATCTGAACGCGCTCGTAGTTCAGGCCGGTGGCGATGGTTGTGCAGTTGGCGAGCGTGCCCGGGTAGGCCGAGATCGCAACGCTGCGCAGACCGCGGCGCGGCTCGCTCTTGGTGACGATGTGCGTCTTGAAGTGGCCGAGCGTGGTCGCGTCGTTGGCGCTGCTGACGATGTAGTACTTGCGGGTGTTGGCGATGACGGCCAGGGCGGTTGCGGTCGATGCCGCTTCCGTGGTCGTGCCCTCGACGCCGATGACGCCCGTGCCGACTGCGCCAGAGGCCGCGACGGTGATGGTGGTGCCGGCGCTGACTTCGGCGCGGACGCTGATGACCGGGACGGAAGCGGTGCCCTGGCTGATGCCCTTGAGCTTCGCCGTGACGGTCAGGATGCCGGACGAGTTGTCGGCGGTGACCGGCAGCCACGGCTTGGCGTTGATCGCCGCCTTGATGCCGGCCGCCACGGTCGTGACGGTATCGCTCGACGTGTAGCCGTAACTGCACGACTCGCCGCAGATCCACACGGTGGCAACGCCAGTGGCAGCTGGCGTGCTGGTGAAGGTGACGGTTGCGGTGGCAGCGATCGGCGAGCCGCCAGTCGTCTCAGCGACCGGCAAGAACCAGCACTTGGCGTCTTTGTTGTGCTGGAAGAACTTGCGTGCAGCGCGATGCATGGGCGAGCCAGCGCCGGCGCCCGTCTCGACTTCGCTTTCGCTCGTCGCGCGGTAGAGCTTCGCGGCCGTCCAGGTGCCCGTGCTGAGCTTGGGCATGACGAACACGACCTCGCGTTCGCCAGCGCCCGCGGATGTAGCGCCCTGGGCAAAGCGGATCTCGGAGAAGGCGCCGGGCTTGCGCCAGTCGCCACCGATGCCGAGGATCGGAATTTGGGGAACAGGCATTAGGAGCCGCTCTTTCCGCCGGAGGCCGGCTTGGCAGCGGCGGACTTCTCAGCCCACACGCCATCTTTGAATTCGACTTCGACGAACGCGACGCCAACAGCTTCGGCCGTCGCCTTGTCGGCAGGCCAGAACGCGCCTTTGCGGGCCGCCTTCGTCACGTGCTCGGTGTGCGCGTGCTCGCGCTTGGCCGTGTCCCACGCAACACCCTCTTGGGTGGCAGGGTACGAGGCCACGACATGCGTGCCGTCTGCGAGCGTGCTGGGCGCCACGAACTGGCGCCCGAGATACACGGCAGCCTGACCGATGAACGGCCGGCGCCCGGGCTCGCGCACGAGTCCCTCTCTTGCGTAGAATTTGAGAATCAACGCTACTCGTCCTTCCGTTCGCGCTGGGCGAGCGGCTCTGTTTGTTGGTCAGCGGCTGCTGCTGAAGACCTGAGCGGCGCGCTGCATCCGGTTAGCGATGCCCTGCTCGAGCACGCGGCCGGCGGCGTTCGTCGCCCGGTAGAGAAACTTGAGCGGCCGATTGCCCGGGTGGTTGACCCGACGCCGGAAGATCGCCTTGCCGCCGCTCATGAACCGGAGCGCCTTGCGTCTGCGCGCCTCGATCACATGTGGCCGGGCGCCGCTCTCGATTGCGTGAGCGTGGGGCGCCGTGTTCTGGATGCGGATGATGTGGCCGCGGCGTGCCACCCACTGCGTCTTCGCCTGCAGCTCGCCTGAGCGCGGCGTGAAGGTCGGGTGCGCCTTGACGTAGTCGACGGCGAACTTGCCGGCGTCGGCGAGCTCGAGCGTGATGCCGGCCGACGTCTGGCTGAGCAGCTTGTCGTGCGCTCGCTGGACGGCGGGGAGGTTCGTGATCACTGCGGGTTCGGTTCGTCGCCCGGCTGCGCGTCGCTCGACCAGAGGACGGCGTTGGGCAAGATGCCTTCGTCGCTGCCGAGGTGGAGAATCAGATCCTGCGCTTCGAGGCTGCTCTCTTCGGAGTTCTCGACGTAGCCGCTCAGTTCGGTCGTTCTGATCTCGTATTCGGTGACGAGGAAGACCGGGCTGTCACGGTCACCGTACTGGCCAGCGCCGGGGCCCTCGAAGCCGACGAGGTCGACCGAGGCCAGCGAGCACGTGTCGCCGAAGAACTGTAGGGCGCCGTCCTCGTAGGCCCGATGTTTGCGTGCACGGACCACCATCCGAAGCGTCTTGCCGATCGCCTGGCTGATGTCGCCGATCTTGCGGTGGTCGATGATGTCGACCGGGCCGATGATGTAGTGCAGGGTCCAGGACTGGACCAGCTTGTCCTGCTCGAGCGTGAAATCCTCGAACGTGCCCGAGCCGTTGCGGTTCAGCGCCAGGAGGGGAAAGCCCTTCTTGACCTGCTGCAACCGAGTCGCGGTTGGCTCAGCGGGCAGCGTGCTCTGAACCGGAGTCGTGCTCGCCAGCCGGTGGCCCGCCCCGAGCTCGTCCGTGACGTCCGTCCAGGCCTCGCCGAACTCGCTATTGATGACCGCGGCGAAGAACGCCAGCAGCAGGTCGCGCGCCGGGTCGAGGCTCGTGAGGGCGAGCTTGTCGGAGTCGGCGACGGCGGGGAGCGTCAAGCCGCCGAAGGTCTGGAGCATCGAGTCGGCGACGGTCATGGGCTAGCCTGGTTGCCACTCGAGCACTTCGTTGAGCACGATGTGCTGAGCCGCCACGTGAAGCCGCCCGACCATCGTGACGCGATTGGCGTAGGAGCCGAACGCGCACTCGTGGCCCGTCGCGCCGTCCGTGTATTCGTAAGCCGCAGCGACCGCGCGAAGCTCACCGGCTTTCGCCTTCGCCAGCAGCGCCTCGAGCAAGTCGACGACGTTCTCGCTGCGGATTGTCTCCAGCTGCGTGACCGCCTTGAGCTTTGGCGTCGGGTCGGCCATCGTCAGGCCTGCGTCCCGACCGGCACCGCTCGGATCATGTAGCGCAGCGGCCTGTCGGCGCTGACGCTCGTGATGCGGTAGTCGGCGCCGCTTGGGTGGTTGGGGCCGGTGATGCGCAGTAGCCGCACCTGGCCGTCGGTCATGTCGGCACCCGTGAGGGTGGCCAACTCCGTCCCGTTGCCGTTGTGCAGCGGCGTGATGGGGCCGACTTCGATCGCGCCGGCACCAAGTTGACCCAGCGCGATTTCCTCGTCGTTCAGCCACTTGACCCGCGGCGGTTGTCCGAGGTCCTCGGTGATGGCTGTCACGGTCTCGGCTCGCACGCCGTCGCCGGTGTGCTCCCCGTCCGTCTCGGCGATGACGATGGCAACGCTGTGGACCCGGAAGCCCAGGGTGCCGGCGATTGCCCGCGCCGAGTAGACGATCGGCTTGAGGTCGTCGGCGAGGGTCATCAGTACACCGACATGCGCGAGCCGCCCGACTGGCGTTGCCGCCACAAATTCGGGATTCCGAGCAGCGCAGCCAATTCATCCCGCAGGACATCGATCGCCGCGTTGCTCGACGCGAACGACGTCATGCCGGTGTCGTACCATTCAGCGTCCCCGACCACGGCCTTGAGAGCGCCGAGCCCGTTGCCTTGCCCGCGGGTGACGCGAGCGGTCCAAATCTCGGAGAGCTTCTCACGCACCAGGGATTCGCCGCCCTCGATTGTTACGGCGTACGACAGCGAGCTGCCGCCGTGCGCCTTGGCAAACTGAGCGGTGAGCGACGTTCCAGACAGAGCCTGGATCGTCAGCTTCTCCTGACGCCCATCGACATCGATCACCACGCGAGCGCCGGAGTCGAAGCCGTCAGCGTCGGCCAGCACGATCGTCTGCGGTGTTCCCGCAGTGGTGATCGTGACGGCCGTTGCGCTCGTGGTGGTCGCGCCGCTGCTCAGGTAGGGCTGGATTACTTGTTCGAAGAGGGCAGTAACACCGATGTAGGCCTGCCCCACTCCGATCAAATTGTAGCCCAACTCCGCTTTGCAGCGCTCGAGCTCCGACTGCAAAAGACTCACGGTGGAGCCTTAGACGTACTGCTGCCGGTAGCTGTAGCCGATCGAGTAGAGGTCGGCGGTCAGGCCAGTCGCACCGCTCACGGCGAGCATGCAGCGAGCGTACTTGTAGCCCTTGACGCACTCGGGCGCCGGCAGGACTTCCGTCACGTTCTCGGCGCCCGTCGCGATGCCGAGCTGCAGGATGCAGTTCGGATCGTTCTGGACGGTCTTGAACGTGCTGTTGTCGTTCGAAACCTGCCAGTACGGCTTGACGACGACGCTGGAGGTGGCCGCCGTCACGATCAGGTAGGCCGACAGGTGGTCGATCTTGAGGAACGAGGTCCCCATGAAGTTCGAGTTGCCGGTCACCGATGCGTTCGAGACGCCGTTGAGCGAGCCCGTCACGACGTTGGTGTTGAAGCGGAGAGTTGATGCAGCCATGTGGATTCCTTCACAGAGTCAGGCGGAGGAAGACGGGGCAGCGCGAGAGTCAGCGCGCCAGCCCCGAACTACGCTCAGGCGCTCGAGCGGACCTTGTAGACGAAGCTGTTGTTGGCCAGCGCGAACGCGAGGTCGGCAAGCCAGATCACCAGGGCCGTTTCGCCGTAGTTATCGGACGAGTTCGCCACGACGCGCGGGGGGCGACCCATGCCGCCGAGAGCCGCGCCGGGCGCAATCGCCTGGCCGCCCTGGATGGCGACGCTCGAGCTGTTGGCCGTGGTCGTGAGCGTGTTCGACTGGAAGATGTGGAACTTCTTCACGCTCGACACGTAGCTGGGGAAGATCGAGGAGTACTGCGGGAACTCCTTGGCGCGCGAGTTGTAGTTGCCGTCCATGCCGAGCTGCTCGACCTGGACCGGCGTCAGCACGAGCAGGCGGAAGCCGTCGCCGAAGGTCGGCAGGTTGGCCACGTCCATCAGGCGCTGGGTCTTGCTCAGCTGCTCGAAGGTGAACGGGAACGAGCCCGCGGTGGTCGCGTCGTTGTCCGCCGACATGCCCTCGGGGTAAACGGAGGTCGCGCCGAGATCGAACAGCGTGACCCACACGGCGTCCAGGAAGCGGTCGAAGTCGCGCTTCATGTGCGTGCCGACGATGCTCGCCGACTTGTGCACGCCCATCGCCGCGTCGAAGGCCTCGATGCCGTAGGGCTGGACGGCCGTATCGTAGGGGCCGCCGTAGCGGAACAGCGTCAGGTTGTTCTGGCCGCTCTTGGGCGAGATCGGCGTGGTCGAGATGGTCGAGCCACCAGCGATCAGGCGGCTGGCCGCGGTGTAGGTCGAGTCGGTGAAGACAGGCCGGTTGATGCGGATCGTGCTGCCCGCCATCGCGTTGAAGTCGAACTCGGCAGCGAAGATCTCCTTGGGGAGAGCGCTGGCAAGCTTCAGGCGGTCGCGGTCGGCCGCCGAGTAGTTGCCGCCGGCGCCGCCGATGGCGCGGCCAGGCATGCCGAGCTCGCCGGGGACGTTGAGCGAGGCGCCGAGCGCGAGCTTGAACAGCTCGGCGTAGGGGTACTGCGGCTCGGGAGCAGTGAGGAGCATCGACGACGTGATGTCGTAGAAGTTCTCGGGCATCTGAACGCGAGAGAGGGAGGGCATCTTTGGATTTCCTTCTGTTGACTGCTCTCCCTCGGGGCGATGCCCTCATGGGAGACGGTGATCACTTGTTGTCGGGGTAGACTTCGCGGACGTTCTCGAGCGCGTAGGTCGCTGCGAGGAATGGATTGGTCTTGGCGAGAGCCGCGTGGATCTCAGCCGGGCTCTGCTGCGACACGCTGCTACCGGGCGGGGCGTTCGGAGGCAGAGCGGTGCCACTCGCGGGAGGCGCGGGAGGCGCTGGCACTGCTGGAGCAGCAGGTGCACCCGCTGGAGTGACAGAGCCCTGCGCTGACCACGTCGGCGTGAGCGCGGTGATCGCCTTCAGCTGAGCGGCTGCGTCGTCGCCAGCGATCGCCTTCACGGCGCCTTGCTGCTCGGCGGTGAGGCCCAGCATCTGGCGCGCGGCGAACTCGGTGGTGACGGCCTTGTATCGCTCTGCCTCGGCCTTCGCGGCCGTGAGTTGCTCGCCGGTCTTGCCGAGCTTTTCGGCGGCGGACTTGGCGTCTTCCTCGGCCTTGTTCGCGGCCTCGAGCAGCGCCTTGGCCTTCACCGGGTCGGCGATGCCGAGCTCGGCAAGGTGCGTCCTGCGTTCACGCTCGAGTCTGGCAGCGAGCCAAGGCGGGTTCTCCGGGTCGCCTACGGGAGGCGGGGCAACCGGCGGGGTGACTACGGGCGGAGCGACGATCTCACCGGGCGCAGCCGTGGGGCTGCCCGGCACCTGGGGTGCGGACATGGTGTGTTCTCCCTCTCCGGGCAACCGTGTTTAAGCCCTCGCGTCCGAGGTAACCGGAGATGCGCTCAGGGGCAGCGCGTGTTGTTGACTACCGAGCCATCCCGAGCTGCGTCGTCAGTGCTGCAGTCACGGGATCGTAAACAGGCCGGAGCCTGCTTGAGATGTAGAGGTCGACCACGAGGGCCGGCGCGATCCACCAGCCGAAGGCGGCGATGGCAGCGCAGCGGAGCAGGATGTCGGCCGCGAGCACTAGCCGCACGTTGCGGACCGGTGCGATCAGGTGTGCGCCGAGTAGCAGCGCGACCATGGCCAGCATCGGAGCGGGACCGAACAGCGCCGCCAGCGTCGTGATGGGCGAGACCAGCACGAGGTCGACGAGCAGCCGGTGCCAGGCGCCGCGTTGGTGGTCGAGTGTGTAGGGCGTTGCATGCCCCTTGGAGCCCGCCTTGAGCATCGCCGGGGCCATGCCGCCAAACAGCGCCAAGAGCGCCAGGGCAGCCGCGCAGCAGCCCGCGCCGGTGCCAATTGCGAAGCCCGACCAGGGTGCGCCCGACCAGAGCCAGGCTCCGGCCAGTGCGGGGACGGTCAGGATGGCGGCTTCCTTCAGTCCGAGCAGGGTGAAGACCGCGAGACCAAGGCCGAGAGCGTCACCCCGTAGGGCGAAGCCGAGGGCGGCCAGCGTGACGGCAGCGACCGGGGCGTCTTGGAGACGACGGCGGCCGGCCAGGAATAGGAGGGGGGAACCCGACGCGAGCGCGGCCATGGGCCACAGCGGCGTGATGGGGTGGAATGCCCAGGCTGCGACCGGGACGGCGGCGATGGCGCCGAGCACCGGTACCGCGCGACCGAACAGCGCGATCAGCACCAGCCAGAGCCAGCGCAGGGGCGACGGGAGCGACTGAGCCTGGAAGCTGGACAGATACTCGAGCGCCAGGTGACGGAAGCCGCTGAGCCCGCGCTCGCGCAAGGCCTTCGCCTGGTTCTCGTAGGTCTGCTCGTCAGGGCCGACCTTCTCGACCGGCTTGACGTCGCCGATCGCTTCGCTCAGCAGCGCGATGTTGTCGCGCACCCGTTGGTGTTCTTCCGCGGGGAGCTGGGGGAGCACCAGGAGCTTTTCCAGCAGGTCGCGAGCCTCGCCGGCGCGTCCCTGTTCGGCGATGGCGCCAGCCATGAGGTCGACCGCCCGATAGGCGTAGATCGACTCGTCGACTGGCAGCGGATCGTTCGGCCGCTGGATGCGGTGGCAGGCGCGGGCGTAGAGCTCGGCCAGCGCGTGCTCACCGCGGATCGAGTGCAGGCACCCGAGGGCGAACAGCGGCTCGGCGCGCAGCGGGTTGGTCTGCCAGGACTTGAGGTAGGCGGCCTGGATCTCGTGGAACGGTGCGTCGAGCGCCTGGAGGCACTGGCCGATCACCATCTCGCAGTAGCCGCGTTCGGCGAACAGACCGCTCTCGATGGCCAGTCGTCGCTTGAACGCTTCGATCGCTTCTTCGTACTTGCCAGCGCCGGCGAGCCGTTGCGCCAGGTAGTACCAATAACGCGGTTCGTCGGGCTCTCGCTCGACCGCACGCCGCAGGACTTCGCAGTCCCGCTCGTACTTCTGAGCCATGCCGGCCGAGCTTCTGGCGCCGTCCGTGTAGGACTTGACCAGGCAGGCGGGCAACATGCCCTCCGACTTGAAGCCGACGATCGTCTCGTCGAGCACGAACTTGTAGCGGAGGTGCGACCGGAACAGCACCTTGCGCGGCCAGCGCGCGGCGGTGCCTTCCATCTCGAACATCGCCGAGTAGGTGTCGGTGGTGAGGTCACCGAGCGAGAAGCCCACCGAGGTGGTCAGCTCCTCGTCAGCGTCGAGCGTCAGGAAGTAGTCGGGCTCGAACTGCAGGCCGGCGTCGATCGCCTCGTTGCGGTTCGTCGCGAAGTCGGTCCACGGCCGCTCGAGCAGCTGACCGGGGATGCCGGCCAGACACTCGCGGATGATGTCCTGCGTGCCGTCCGTGCTGCCGGTGTCGCTGATCGACCAGGCGTCGATGTGGGCGCGCACGGATTCGAGGCAGCGTCGGATGACCTTGGCCTCTTGGCGCACGATCATCGTCAGAACGATCCGCGGACGCTTGCTCATCAGTGCGCGCGGCCCTTGCGGCTCGTGTTGGCGGGACCGGGGCCCTGGGCCTGCGCCTCCGGCACGACGGTCGGCGCAATCTCCGCGCTCACCTGAGCCAGCTGGTTGGTCGTGAGACGGTCGGCCGCCTCCTTGAGCTGGGCGCGCGCATCGCGTTCCACGCCGTCGAGCAGGTCGCCGATGGGCAGACCCGTGGGCAGCGTTGCCGCCGCCCGCTTGGCCGCCTCGAGTTCCTGGTGGGCCAGCTTGAGACCGACGGATGCCCGAACCAGGCGCTGGTATTCGGCTTCGTACTTCTCGCGGAACGTGGCGACCGTCTGCTGTTGACGCAGGCGCTCGGCCGTCGCGATGTCGACGAAGCCGTTGGTGATGCCTTGTTCGGGCCCGTCGTGAATCATCAGGCCTCGTCGACCGTGACGTAGCCGTGAACGACCGTGCCAGCCGCGACCGCAGCCGCAGCCGTGGGGCCGCCGACGCTGAATTCCAGCGTGGTGGTCGAGATGGTCGGGATGATGAAGTAGGCCGCGGTGCCGCCGGGGGTGAGGCCGGGGCCGCCGCCACAAGCCTGGCGGATGGTCACGGTCTTGCCGTTCTTGGTGACGGCCTCGATCTTGTCGTCGCACGTGACGACGGCAGCGGTGTCGCCCGAGGTCATGGTGCCGAGCAACAGGCCGAGGCGATAGACCAGGCGGTGGCCGGTCGTGGCGTGAGAGATCGAGGAGTGGGGACCCTCGACGCACTCGAGGGACTGGATGGTGGCAGCTACGACGGCCATGGTGGTTTTTCCTTGGTGAGGTTCGGTCAGCCCGACTTGCGGGACTTGTGGATGTCGGCGACGGTGGCCGGCGGTTGCTTGGCAGCGGCGAGCATTCGGCGGAGCTGGGTGGCCTCGCGCTTCAGCCGCTCGTGGTCTTTGAGTGCGCGCTCGATGTCGCGCAGGCGCCCGCGGATCTCTTTGACCAGCGAGGCGCGCTTGATGGGTGCGGGTGCTGCTGCTCGAGCGGGAGCGGACGGGGCCACGTGGGCGGCTTGCGCCGGCGCCGAGGCCTGCATCTGCGCGATGGCGTCGCGGGCGTTGATGATGGTGCCAGCGGGAGCCGCGGGCTCCTGCATGGGCCTGACACCGCCGGGGGTGAACTCGAAGCCCTGGCTCATCCCGCGCGCCCCGCGGAACGCCAGGCGCTGATGTAGACGAGTTGGGTGGCACCGACTGACGTGCCAGCGCCGCCCGTGGCGAGCATGCGAAGCTCGCTGCCGGGGTGGCCGCCGACGAAGGTGTTGGCCGCGAGCGTGGCCGCGGTCGTGCCGGGTGAGGCAGCCTGAGAGCCGACCGTCGTGATGGTCGTGCTGGCGCCGCTCTGCGCCGAGAACTTGGTGGTGACGCCGGCCGCGACCTGCGGGAAGTGGAGCCAGTCCACCCACACGTCGACCGCGGTGCCATCGCTGAGCGCCTTGATCTTGCGCTGGAGCGTGACGTCGGTCGTGCCGCCCGTGCCGCCGATCACAACCGCGTCGATGGCGAACCAGTCGTAGTCGTGGAGCCCGCGCACCACGTCGCCAACGACGGCCGTTGCAGCCGTGGCCGGGCTCGTGCCGGTGATGCGGAAGGTTTGCAGTTTGGCCAACGGTCAGATCTCCACGATCCTGGCGCCGCGCTTCTCGAGCTCGGGCCTGATTTCTTTCCAGACGGTGATGCAGCCAGCCGCCATTGCGTGCTGACCGCGACTGCGCGGCGACACCATCTCGCCCAGGTGGACGATCAGGTCAGCCGGCACGCCGTCAGGGTTTCGGGCTAGCCACTTGCGCAGCGCCCGCGCCATCGCGACGTTTTCGCAAATCCACGGACCTGGCTCGTTCAGCCAGAGGGACGCGATGAGCGACCCAGCCGACCAATCAAGACCGACGAGTTCTTCACCGTGGCGGATTCGGTGCAGGCTTGCGAGGGCCTGGGCCAGGTGGCTTTTGCCCGCTCGGGGGCCGCCCGCCACCACCACTCGGGGCGGTAGGTCCAGCCGGAGGATCCTGACCAGCCCGTCGAGCTCGAGCCTCCGCGTCGAGCGCGGCAGTGGCAGCGTCCAACTCGCGCTGGGCAGCTGCATCGTTCTCTTCCTCGAGTTCAGTCAGCGCGGCTTCGATGTTCTCGACGCCGAAGACGGGCGCGAGCTTCTCCATCGCCATGCGGCCGGTGATCTGCTTGGCCGTCCTGGCCGCAGCGACCAGCTCGACGACCTGCTTCTGCTCGGCCACATCTGGCGCGAAGTACGAGCCCCATTTCACAGTCAGAGACGGCGATGTCCAGCCCATCACTCAGCCGCCGCGGCCAGCGCGGGCGCCTCCGTGACGTTGAACTTGGCCAGCACCGGCAACACCTTGGCGATCAGCGGAACCTTTAGGTTCTTGCCGACCCGCTGGGCGATGCGGAGTTGCATGTCGACTGAGGGGAGCAGGAAGCCGTCGCGCACGTCGTCGCGGTATTGGCCGCAGCGGTCGATCTGCTTCTGCTTGATGGCCTCGAGCGCCTTGCCGCTCGTCGTAGCCGCAAACTTGATGTTCTCGGGGTCGAGGAAGACCACGCACAGAGCTTCCTGCACCTTCAGGCGTAGGTCGCTCACGTTGACGTGCTGGGCCTCGAGCGAGTCCTTCGAGAAGGTGACGGCCTCGACCTTGGTGTCCTTGTCCGGGTAGGACCACACGTAGCCGGGCCCCTTCTTGCGGGCGCCGCCGGTGACGTCTCCCGTCAGGTAGCCGCCGCGGATCGGGTTGTTCGGGCCGGGCATGCCACCGAACTCCGACGACGGCACCATCGCGGGTCGCCCTTCGCCGGTCGGATTGTGGCCAGGCGTGACGCCCGTCTCCACAATCTGCGGCTCGGACAGCAGCGCGCATCGGTGCCACTGGCTCCGAGCGATGTCGTGCTGATGGATCTCGTCGGTCGTGAGCTTGTGGATCGCCTTGCCGTCGATCTCGTTGACGATCTGCGGCCCCTTCATGAAGGGATACCAGACGACCGGGCAGAAGCCGAGGTGGTGGCTGACGCTCTTGGTCTGGTCCGGCGTCCAATGCGTCGGCTCGCGTCCGTCCTCGTGCGCCTCAGCAGGCAGGAAAGTGACGTCGCTGGTGGCGTCGATGACGCGGCGGAAGATGCGGACGCGGACCGCCCACTCACCGCGCTGGTTCTTGTATTCGTCGACGTACGGGTAGCGGATCTCGAGCGAGACCACCTTGCCGTCACCGTCGAGGACCGGCGTGCACCACTTGGACGGCACGAGCTGCGCGAACGGCTTGCCGTTGCGGTGCCCGTGAATGCCGACCGCGGTGCCAGCACCCATCGCCGCTCGCAGCCCATCCCGGCAGTAGGTCGGGAAGGCGCAGAGGTCGTGGTGCTTGCTGATGAACCGGTCGAGGACTTTGCTGTCGTCTTCGGCTAGGCCGGCCTCGTCGTCGGCCTCGTCTTCGCCAGGTAGCGAGGTGAAGGCCGGGAAGCGGCTCTCACCGAAAATCAGGTCAACGTACGACTCGATCGCCAGCGACACCGCCGGGTAGACGATGCAGGGGCGACGCTCCCAGAGCGGCGCCTTGTCGTTGAACCAGTCGCACTCGAGGCCATTGTACTGCGTGCCGGTGACCCAGTTCTCGAGCCACTCGATCCGCTTGTACCGCGGCGAGGTGTTGGCCTCGAGCAGCTTGGGGACGGCTTCGATGCCTTCGTACTTGGTGGTCATCGGCCGCTTGTGACGGTGCGGGTGTTCGCCGGATCGTTGCAGGCATGCAGGGCGAGGGCGAGCGCCCAGGCCTTGTCGGCGTGCCCCTCGTCAGTGTGCGGCGCGTCGTATCGGATGTTGCCGGCCGACGTGATGATTCTTCGG